TCCCCTCCCAAGTTGCGCAGGCGCCACGGGTATTGATGAGAGACTACAGGCATGGCAATCAACCAAGACAGATACGCTAGATGCTCTGCTTGTGGTCAATCACATCCATGCACTGCCCAGCGCATTTACCCCGACCACGGTTGGATACTCCCCTTTGAGTCCTTTGGCTACTATGGAGGATTCAGCGATCAACTCGACATACTGTTCGAGAAGCGGATCAGCGCCGAATGGATCATGTGCCACGACTGCATCGTTACGTTCTTTCGCACTTTCCCCATGCTTGCTGAGCACTTTGGTCAAGGACACCATTCATACGTTGGTGACGTGCCGTGCTGTGAGTTTGCTCACTGCGAACATGGATCAGATCAACCCATTATGTAAGGCTCTCCACGTAAGGTATTACGTGCAGAAACGAAGCACTCATAGACTGCTTGCTCTGAAGATCCGCACCTGTTGCTTCGTGCAGAGAATGGCAAATCCCCATGCCTACCTAGCGCCTCGCACACCCAGGTCCCGCCATCGTTCCTGAGAGAAAAGCTAAGATTGTGTAGCACAAACCACTTCGCATACTGCCCAAGCGAACTAATGTCTGCTTTCGTATTATCGTCTGTTGCGGCTGCTTGTTTGTAGATTATTCCCATAACGTGACAATATCTTAGATTCTTTCTTGTGTCTTGTTCAATAATGCTTGACTTTTGCCAAGTGCCACGGGTATTGTGCACAAGAGCACATCATGTGCCCACATACTGGAACCTACTGAAAGAAGAGATAATGAACTCATACATCAAATTTGGCAAGATACGTGCTGCACTAGTGCTGCTACTACCCCCTGTGTCGTCGCTGTACATCAAGGTCGCCTTTGACAGCCAATCGCTACCGCTCTTGTACGTAGGGATCGTCATGACGCTCGCCGCAACTGTATTCGCCACCCTCTTCTGTGTTGCGTGGTATAACGCTCGTTGTGAGGCGCGAATAAAGTCACGTCATGATCACCCAACTTACGTAAAGAAGCCACGAAATACCCCTAGTGGTCAAACGCCTCGCCTGAGGCTCGTCTCTGTCAAGGAATAAACGTAGAGCCGTTTTTCTAAATTCGAGGTCTTTGTCTTTCTAGACCCGAGGCTTTATATCGTTGTGCCGCAACGTCTACGGGTTGCTGCATAGTAATCGCCTCTTTCATCATGTTTGTTTCGTTCTCCGACGCTAGGCACCTTGTACACTTCCTTCAGATAGATTTATCTAACTACATAGGAAGACACACAGGCAATGGCTCATCAGTTAGAATTCGCATCAGACGGTCAAGCCAGAATGGCTTATTCCAACAGGGAAATCCCTTGGCATCGCCTAGGGGTGCCGATGGAGGGCTTGCAGACAGCGGAAGCAATGCTCGCAGCAGCTCAGGCAGATTTCGACGTTGTCACCACTCGCGTTGCGGTGTGTGACGATCAAGGACAGCCGATCAGGAACCCAGACGGTCAATACGTAATGATTCCAGACAGCAGAGCGACCGTACGAGTCAATCCGGACGGAACGTTCAATGGATTGGCTACCGTGGGGACTCGATACGTTGTCCAGCAGAACCGTGAATGCCTTGACTACGCACTTGCTATCGTCGGAGCCTCATCGGGCGATGCTGTAGTAGACACGTGTGGAGTGCTCAACGGAGGACGTGAGTTCTTTTCATCCATCGACCTAGGACCGCTGGTCATTGACCCTATGGGCGTAAACGACGAGATTGCGAGATACCTGCTCGTCCGTAACGGGCACGACGGGAAGATCGCTATCACCTTCGCCAACACGAGCATACGGGCGGTATGTAAGAACACGGTAGTCCTTGGAGTTTCTGCCGCTAACCGCGTGTTCACAGCGCGGCATACACGAAATGCAGAACGGGCTATGGAGCAGGCGAATGACGTTTTGCGCATTTCACGCACATGGGCTACGGAGTTTACTGCTACAGCCAACAAGCTTCTATCCATAAGCGTTCCTCCTTCATCGAAAATCATGGACGATGTTCTCAATCAAGTGTTTCCTTTATCTATCAAGCAGACGGATAGGCAGCAGAAGAACAGAGACAACATCATTGCGCTTGTCAAAGCTGTGTACATGAACGAGAACAACGCCAAGAACTACGGGTTCAACGCTTGGTCAACGGTAAATGCCATCGGAGAATACCTAGATCATTATCGTGATGCGACAGTGAAGGAACGTGCGATTGCGTCTATGGACTCGAATTCATGGGTGACCCGTTCGAAGCTGCGTGCGCAGGATTATCTGTTGTCACGGGCTTAGATCCAACTACTGTTATTATTTATTTTGATTAGCAACTAGCAAATCGAGGGCACATGAACCAACCCGATAACGAAGACGAGTTTTCAGAAGAGTTCATGCACGAGGATGCAACCCCATCGAGAGAAGAACTCGCTGTATGGCTGTCCGAGTTCATGTCTCAATCCCAACGAGCACAGTTGCTCTACCGGACGAACTTTTGCTCACTTGCCGTGAATAAAGTCCATGCTGAATTTGGCATTGAGGGACTTTGCGACTTAATGCTCGCGATAGACAAGCGTGCGGGCTGGATATCGGACATAATCATAGAAGACGCAGACATACAGGACGCAATGTTTAACACACACGGGGTTTTCGATGATAAAGCAATCATCAAGGCACGCGTAAGCGATGAGATGATCGAGTTAAACAAGAAGATTTGGCGACTACGCCGCAAGTACGCACGATTGATCGCTGAGGAGATAATCAGGAATGGTACTGAAAACGGTACGGAGTCTCAAATTCCGGAAGTCAGCTAGCTCTGCTGAGAAGGTTCATAATAAGCTGAACAGCGCCTTCGTTGTCTATGGCTTCTATGCCATCAACTGCGGCATCAACGATTGTGCGTTTACGTTCAATGAGCTCATAGATGTCCTCATCGATAGTCCCAGCAGCAAGCATGTAGGTAGCAGTGACACTGCCTTTTTGCCCTAACCTGTGCAATCTACTGAAAGTTTGATCTACGTCAGCGGGCGTCCACGGGAGTTCAACGAATAAGCATTCTTCTGACGCTGTGAGTGTATGACCAGTCTTAGCAGCCTGCATGGAAAGCACTATGACTGGAACTTCCTCTACGGGGAGTTCCTGAAACTTTCTCTTGTTTTCTTCAACGTCCTCTACCGCCATCCCGCCTTGAATCTTTATTCCTCCGTAACGGCGAGCAACTTCATCAACTATCTCTCTGTGGTGCGCTGCGACTACGACTTTCTTGCCATTTTCTACACGGGTTGCCACCCACTCCAGTACTTCTTCCATCTTCGCCTTTGCTGCGAGACGACGTAGAACCGAAAGTCGAACTAAATGCTCATTTGCTTCCGCTCGAATCATCGCAGCCATCGCAGCCTTGTAGCTAGAGTCTTTTCCCTCTTTAATGGCAAGCTCTCGCGCTCTTTCAGCGATATAAAACAGAATATCTTTCTCTGCCTTTGCGTACTCCTTCATGCCTGCTGATGTTCCTGCGACAACTATCCTGCTATGTATCACGGGCGGGAGTTCGGTAAGCACTTGATCTTTGGTTCGTCTGATGTAACAGGCTGAGCGTAGTCTTTCGTTCAACTCATCAAGGTGCGAGTGCCCACTTATGTTCCATTGCCCGAACTGGTCTTGAAATGCGCCGCAGTATCGACGATAGAATCCCCAAAGCCCACCGAACTCTTTCAGTCTTCCGAGAATCTCCAACTGGGAAGCATACTCATTGGGGCGATTCGTTACCGGCGTGCCGGTCAAGCAAAGAACTAGACCTTCCTTGGGTGCCGACTTTGCAATCTTTACTGCCGACCTGGTGCGGGCTGCCGTGGGTGTCTTGCAGTAGTGGGATTCGTCAAAGACATACGAGCGATGATTCGATAGTTTCTTTTCCCATGTCTGGATATTGCTGTAACCAACCACGACTACGTCGTATGAGCCAGACTCTGGAAAATCTTTACGGTTAGTAACTACTGAGACTTTTCTATTGGGAAGCCATTTTGTGTACTCTGCTTGCCAGTTGAGAACAAGGCTCGGGGGACACACGACAACGACTGGGTAACTATCTTGAACGTACTCAATGGTTGCAATTGCCTGCAGAGATTTTCCCAACCCCATTTCGTCGGCGATGAATGTGCGGCGGGCGTTTGATGCATACATAACCCCAGCCCTTTGGTACGGGAGCATTTCCCCGTTTATTGCTTCGACCTCAATCAGTGCGTCCGTTGATCTGGAGGCCTCGATTAACTGATTCATTTTTTGACGTATCTCGTCACTGACTGCGATGACTTTGTCGTCAATGGGTACATTGAAAGCTTCGGCCCACTCAATCACATTAGATGCAGAAGACAGGGGAGCTTGCCACCCGTGTCGTTTGGAGTCCCATGAGACAGCGGGTATTTGTTTGACAGCTTTTATTATCACGCGCTCGTACGAGAAGTACATAAAGATTGTGTCGTCTTCTATTACTACCCGAGCCGAAGACGTCTTCCCTAACTTTGGAGCGTCAAACTTGAGAACATCAATTGTTACGTCGAACCCATGCTTAATTGCAAAATCGCGCCCGGCTTGAATTGACGTTACGGGCAGTCGCCAGACCTTGTTCCCCTTGTCCCATTTGGCTCCAGGAATGGACTTGAGCTCGTCGACTTGGGATCTTTCAAATGGAAAATCAAAAACGACTTCATTCTTCTCAAAATATAACTTCATTTTAAATATCCACCTTTTATTTAAAGCGAACAACAGAATATGAGTAACTGCTGAAAGAGTAAAAACTTCAGCCCAACTGACCTCGAACCCAATCCTAGCAGTTTCGCAGAATCAATACTTCTCTTCGGAGACCCCTGATTAGTCGGTCCAGTGACGTATTCTTGTCTACGTGACAAGAAAAGGATAATTTCATTATGACCTACATAATCGTGATAGTTCTGAGTATCATCTACATTGCCCTACGGGCGATTGATAGATAGCTCCAAGGAGATGTTTGATGAATGAAATTACCCCTATGTATTCCTGTGATGTTTGCGGCCTGTCCGTGCGGCCTTCTGATTCAACGGTCAGCCGATTGACCCTTGTTTGGCTTAGAGGGAAGGGTAAGACCGTGGCGTCCATTGAGCAGGAGCAATTTCGTTACCGACATGACGTCTGTAAAGGCTTGAACGGGGAAGACCTGAACCAGCCTCCGCTGTTCTGAAATTAACGATCTTTATGTCACAATTGTTAGATGGAAGACACCGAAGAGAACCAAGCCCCAGAGACTCCAGAGCAAGAGGAAGTTGTCAAACGCCTCATCCCTGCATCAGAGTTGAAAACAATCCGCCCAGCGCGCCATGCGATCATAAAATGCTGCAGTGGTAAAAGATGAAAAAGGTTTTATTGTTCGTTGTCATCGCTCCACTTGCTGCTTTCGCGGTCACCTTGGCAGCTTTAAGATTTCGTGAATTTGACATCAGCAACTACGAGATGTGGGAATAGACAACCCCTAAATCTAAGCTCATTGCTTTAACCTTTGCCATGTACTATATTTTGGCAATGAGCAAAAAAAACGCACCAAAAAAAACAGAAGCAGCAATCGAGGAAGAACTTCAGGCAATGCGTCGCGCTGATCAATTCATCGGGATGCGGGCAGAACGCGACGAAGCAAACTACAGAAAAGAAAAAGCCGAACGAGAGCTGCGGGCAGTAAGGCTAGAGTTGCAAGCAGTCAAGGCGTCGCGAACATGGAAAATTGGACGCGTTGTACTTGCCCCCTACAGATGGATAGCAAGGAAAAAGTAGTTACTTTCTTGCTTGACCCGCCCAGATGATGTGCCTGAACCCAAGAAGTTGCGCTACCAACATCGGCTCTACTTTAACAACACCATCAAGAATAGTCATTTCAACTGAGTTGCCAGTTTGATCATCAGAAACAATCAAACTATTATTCAAGCCGTTCCCCACTCCTGCTTTCAGCATTTCTCTAAACGCTGCGTGCACAGCTTGCTCGGTACTCTCGCACTCAATACTGTGAGTCCAGGTAACGGTGTAATGCGGCACTAACTATCCCTTGAAACGATCGCGCCATACGCTCGGCGAATGATTTTCCTTAACTTGCTCCATGTGCTCTTCGTTTTCGTAAAGACGGATAATATGCATGCATGGGTCGTCTCCCTCGCTCCACGCGTCATCTTCCTCTTGCGAAGTAGGCAAGGCGTCGTGGGTGTAGCAAACGGGGGGCCCGCACCAGCCTTTCTCTAGACCAATACGGATCCAGTCATTGAATTCAATTTCAGCTGCGGTGAAGTTTTTAGTAATCATGCCCTTACCTTATCTCTTGTCTGAGCGAATATCTCTATGTACAGAGATAGAAGTTGCAGTCTTTGTAACATTTGCAATAAGTTGCATTACCGGTGTTGTCGTAGTTTTAGTACTAGCCATTTGAAATGGCGTAACCTTTTTTGTTCCATTGGCAAGACCGCTGCTTGACTGTTCTTTCGAATTCACGGATGGGTTCTTCTTGGGAGCAGCTTTCTTTGGAGCAGCCTTCTTGGCAGCAGCTTTCTTAACAATAGTTTTGTTTATTTTTTTTGCAGTTGTTTTATTTGGTGTTGCTTTTGAATTCCTCGTTGCGTCATTCTTTGAAGTCGTTGACTTTTTTACTGAAGGGGTTGTCTTTTTCGAGGCCACATGGTTCCTATCGGGGATTTGGTTTGGGTAATAGCTATTGCCGCACAAGGATATAATCGATCCTCAACACGGTCAATCAACCTTTAATAAAAAGTTTTGAATTCAGGTTGTCATTAGTTATCACAAGTGTTAACTTTCCAACTACCGCAAAAGCGGGATACAAAAAACCGAATGGAGGACCATATGGTCGATACAAAAACGTCAAATGAAGTTGTCAAAGGAAAAACCTTATCAACTTCCAAGATTGAGAAATTGCTGGTTGAAGCAATCAACGAGAAAGCGATGTACCCTACGGACACCCCTGTTGACCCTTCAACACTTACGTCAATGGCGAAAATTATTAAGAACATGGGACTCTCTGCTCCAATTAAGATGGACCTTCCTCCATCCTTGACTGGTGTCAACTCCAGCGCCGCTGCTGTGGTACGGGTTCCAAAATTAACAAATACAGAAATGTTGATGCTCACACTCATGGCCTCTCCTGAAGAGTGGCATATCGCTGCAAAATCTAAATCACGTCGAGCAAATGTTGGCCTTGGTGGGTTCGGATCGTGTTTCGAGCTTCGCACTCGCAATGAGAACGGAATGATCTCTCATTATGTTCGATACACGGATAGTGGGAAAATGTCCCCACAGGGTCATTCGCGATACGCTGCTTTGCAGCAAAAGCTGAAAAAGATCGAGGATGCAGTACGTTCCGGGTCTCCCGTATTCTCTAACAGTAAAAAAGTTAGCGTGTCGCAATCGTCTCTTTCACATGCGGGCAAATACGCAATAAACGCTCAAGAGCTAAAGTTTCTTGAAGTTGTTTCACGCCCCAATACGAGAATGCTTGCAACTGAAGGAACTTCAAAGTCGAGCTATTGGCAAACATTCCGCTGGAAATGGCAGAACTACGGATTTGATCTTTCTCAGTTGGTGATCGAACAAGAAAAGCAGCCAAATGGTACGTTCAATATCTACGTAACATGCAGTGGGTTGCCCAACCAAGGGATTAGGAGCTTGGTTGAATTCCTCGCCAACAAGCCAGGAGCAAGAGCTTAAGGATTAAACGTTTTTGCGATAGATACGTTCTACGTTCAATCGCAGATACAAGAGCCCCTATGAGAAAAGTCTCATGGGGGCTTTTGCGTATCTGCATAGAAGCTGCTAAATACAAAGTCCTCAAACGAACAGCCTCAATGGTTGTAATACCTGAGCAATGGCTATATCTTTACGGGATGAGATACGCAATGACAGACAGTGACTGGGCAGAAGTTGATAAAGCCGTCAGGCTACGCATAACCGAGTCTGGCAAACAGGGACTGAACCATGCATCAACATATGATCGCTCGATGGACGAGAGAATCCAACAGGAAAGAGTTGGGGCTGGAGCAGAACTAGCCTGGGCGCGCATCAATGAAAAACTGTGGCACAACCCCATAAATGAGTTTCACCAAATTCCCGATGACGGAGAAAATGAGATTCGAGCAACTAGTCACCCACGTGGTGGCCTTATCATCCGAGACAACGACCCCATTCAGAGGCGATATATATTTGCACAACTCATGGGGAACGTTTTCTTTTTTGTCGGATGGGCCTACGGGTACGAAGTCAAAAAAGACGAGAACCTTTTCAATCCAAATGGCTGGCGTGAGTCTTGGCGCTTAGGTAAGCATCAGCTGCGCTCGATGAAGACTCTCCCAAGCATGGAGACCCGTTAGGGCCGGTTTACAGCGGGGCTTTGTCGTGAAGTGGATGCATCACGCACTCGGGGGAACATTGCGATGATGTTTTTCTTTCTATTGAATGTCCGATCAGCAGAGGTAAGCAACCTCTAAAGGATAAAGAGAGGAAACACTAACTGTGTATGAATACAAAGATCTAGAGACGGTCGCTTACGACAAAGACAGCGAAGGGTTTATCTGTTCGTATTGCTGTAACGATTTCACCGTTCACCAACTCCGCGAAGTTTACGGAGTTAGTGCAGACATTGCAAAAATAAGACATAGCCCACGAGTTCTCGCAAAACTAAGAAACGCGATCTGCCTACTGTGCGAGTTGCCAGCATCTAGGTGGTACGACTAGGGGTCGTTACGACAATAGACCGTAATGGGTCGGGAGAAAACCCCGACCCATTACTAAAGGATAATGTAAAGTGGCTTGCTCTCCCTACGAGAGCAAGCCACCCGAACTATCTAGGATAATCTTTTTAGTCGTAAACGAAGCGACCGTCGTCTGCTAGAAACCTTGTAATCGTTTCTATGTCAAAACCAGCGCACAACAAAAAGATCACCCAATTTGAGCGCTCCCAGTCTTTGGGGTCTTGTTCTATTCCCAATTCCCTCAGCACGATGTCTTTGTAGCCCTTGTCTACTTCTGTTCTTTGTTTCCAGAGTGGCATAATCTCCCCTAATCCCGAGGGCGTTTCCCCCGTGTTCCTATTCTGTCATGACAGGTACAGATTAGCGATAAAAGAACACCAACCCCATGCGAGCCCCGCTGAGCGCGGACGAAGCCGGGGCTTGTTCGCCTCGCCTCAACCTGATTAGGGTAGCTTTTTCGCTAATCTGTACCCCTGCTGGTATTTTTAAGTCATCGGCAGGAACAACACACACAAGGAGACAAGAACATGAAGGTATGGGACATCGGCGCCGCTATTGACAAAAACAAAAAAGTAGTTTTCGCCGCAAAAGTGAATGGCGAAATTAAGTTCGTCAAGGTTAAAAGCGTGCTCACAAAGCACAGCGTGGCAGTCGTGCTTGAGTGCGAGTATGGCGACAATGCAAATTACGACGTTCTGGAAAAAGAGGAGATCTCAGTACTTCACCGGAATGTTCTGCGGGTTGCGTTTGACACGACCTATGCCTTTCGTCAAGACGCAATGGCTAAAGGCGCCGCCGCCGCTTTTGACAAAATGAATTATTAAACAAACCCAAACAAAAGGAGAAAGAAATGAAAACTCACCCACAACACGACGAAATAGTCGCCGCAATTAAAGCAATGCCGCTCTACAGCGACCCCCAGAACCTTTTTGAGTCAGAGCTCTACGAGTGCTACGACGATGCCGATCTTGTTGAGTCGTTCGGTTGGGAATGGGACGCCGGGTTGCGTGGTTTTGGCGAAAAGGCACTCACGCCCGCTCAAGCTGTGAAAGCAGTAGAAGAACGATGCGCCATACGTCAGGACGTTTTCGGTTGGATTATCGAAGAAGGCGAGAAAGAAAAAATGACCGACGAGGAAAGTTTGCGCAACTTCATAGAGCGGTCTGAAAACTGGCACGGGTAAGCGCCGCTCGCCGACACTCAAGGATAATGCTGTTGTCGAGCATTAAAGCCCCGGCTTCGCACGCCCCACGCGGGGCTTCTCCCCTCCGGCTCGCAGACTGATCATATCGGGGGCGTGTTGCGATAATGTTTATTTATAGTTAGCCTGTTACCTGCAAGGTACGTTACTAACAACACCTACTACCAATTGCTAGGAGAAAAAATGCAAACAGAATTAGAAACAATTAACGATCACAACGGGCAGACACAAGCAGAATTCAACTTACTTGCAAAAGGTATGTCCATTTCCGATCACACCGTATTGCGTTGCAAGCGTCTCACGGAGAGAGTTATTGGGGATACTTACTCTAGTTGGATTGCACTCTGTGAGTCCAACAATAGGGGGTCATATCACAAGTACGTGACGTGGATTATTTCCGCTCGCCCTGAGGGTTTTCTTGCAGAGGCAGGACACTATTTTCTGTCAAATGAAATTGAGCGTTCAGTTGGAGACTATGAGGCTCGGGGAGGTTGGTGAGCGCAATGCCAAAAATTACACCAACACTAAAAAGTATAGAAAAAACAAAAACGGGGTTTTATCGCTTGCCCTGTGATGGGACTCATGACTACCCTTATCACTTTTACTTGTATTACACGAAAAAAGAAGTTTTGCAAATTTGGAGAAAAGAACATTACTAAAGGATAATGCAAAAACGCTAGTTTGTACCCTCAATGGTAAATTGAAGACATGACAACAACCAAAAAAACACTCATCACAGCCGGAGAAATAACCAACCTATGCACTTGCACCGCCTATGACGAAAACACCGGAGACTATAAAGAAGCATCCGAGTGTTTTGGTTATTGCTGGAGCGACTCAGTAGCCGAGTTCGGAGAGGCAACAATGGAACTACGCCACAGCAACGAAACTGATTGGTGGTCCGTTGAGAATTTGCGACTTTGGAACGGCGATATATCCGGACATTTCAAGGTAGACAAAGTTGAAGAAATGCTTATAGCCATGACAGTCAGAAGTGAATGGCGCATGCACTATGAGGTTTATTCCGACCGAGTTGAATACTCACTATCTCACCACGATGCCCCAACCGGCAGCGAGACAACGTTGCGCCCTGTGACAGAACAACAGCGCAGGGAACGGGGACTCTAGTAGGAGCAATCGTTACTAAAGGATGATGTAATCCGGCATCATCCTTTAGTAACGGCGCTTGCCAATTTCGAGTCATGCGCTTGTGGCTGAATCCGGTAGGAGCCCCGGGGGACAGGCTGGCCTGCGGGGCTTAAGCTGAAACCTCTCACGCTTGTTCTTGTCGGGGGCGTGTTGAGATAATGTCATTTAATCGCTAGTCTGAATAGCGTCAAGTAGTCTAATAACAACTACTAGAAAAAGGGGAAAGTATGAACAATGAAAAGTCATCTGCTTACTACACGCTACGCACTTTCGTAAGAATAATAGTATGGGGATTGGCGACTTCCGTTGTCGTCGTTCTTGCCACGTTACTAATCACAAGCGACAATAGAGAAACTAAACCCATTTGCGATATTTCGCTAAAGCCAAACTTTACATGGAGTTGGAATAGTACTGCTGTTCCGCTAATCAACTGCCTAGCGCCCGAGGACGTAGTAATTAACGTTGATGGTTCTTGGGGTTGGTTCAACCCTGACTTGTGAACTATCACTAAAGGATAATGTAATTTAATCGCTAGTCTGAATATCGTAAAGTAATCTAATAATAACTACTAGACAAGGAGAAAAGAAATGGGCTATACGCACTATGTTTCGCGACCAATGAATAACGCAGGGTCGGCTTATATGTTTGGCAAATTGGGACTAGACGTAAAAGCAATTTGCGATTATGCACAAGAAAACGGAATTGCACTAGGTGACGCGTTTGGTGCACCCAACACTCAGCCCGTGTGTACTGAGGGTTATTTCGCATTTAATGGCGTGAGCGATGAAAACGGCGACAATGGGCACGAGTCGTTTTGGTGGGACGCTATCCCGACTCAACCCGAGTGGCGCAAAGATGAGCCCGACCATTTCTCATTTTGCAAAACGGCTTACAAGCCATACGACGCAGTAGTAACCGCCTCACTAATAAGAGCAAAGGTTATTTACGGGTCGTGTATCCGTGTCTCATCTGACGGGTCGTGGGACGAGTGGAAAGCAGGGCGAGAAATGTACGAGGCTGTATTCGGAGAAATTGCCCCAAACCCGATGAGCGAATAATAGTTTTCGTACTCTTTACATTATCCTTTAGTGTTCAAGTGTGTGCGCGCCAATATAGACGCGCACACACTAAAGGATAATGTTAAACGGTCGCCCAAACCCTAGATGGTCGCCCTACCGTTCCAGCCTTATTGCAATCGTTTACTACCTTTACCATTCCCTCTAACAATAGGCTGTCTAGAACCCTGCCAGCATTTGACCTATCTATGCCAACAAGATGAGCGATATCAGCAGTACGCGCTTCCCCTAAGTGAGATAGCGCAAGAAATACGCCATCGCGATTAGATAGGCTTTCAAGCAATGCGCGTAATAGCACTTGCCGTGCGCTTGTGTTTGGTAGCGTGGCAACAATATCGCCGTTCAATAATAGGTTATTTTCGTTTATTGTTAGCATTTACATTATCCTTTACTATTGTCGTTCAGTAAGCCAAGCAACTCAGCGTCCTGCATTTCGCTAATTATTCCGTCCACGTCATCGCCTAGCATCTCTGCCAACAATGACGAAAACAAGGCTCGTGATGAACCACCCTCAGGGCGTTCACACGCTATGTCCCATTCTTTGAACGCCACAGCGCAACCATCGGAAAAAAATAATTTGTAGGTCGCTCTATAGGTTGTTTCATATTCCTCGGCGTATTCATGTAGCGTGTCGTTGTCCCACGGTTCGCCACATACTGGGCAATAAATATCGTTCACAGTAGTACTCCTTCTAGTAGTTGCTTACGTTGTCATTATAGTTAGTCAGTATCAAATTGTTAATTAAAGCAACATTATCCAAATGCGCCCCCGACCGAGACTGACAATGTTTCACATCGAAGCCCCGCTACAAGCGTCTGGCCGCGGGGCTTGAACCTGCTCTTGCTCATTCACCTGTCGGGGGCGTGCTGAGATAATGTCAAACATTCACTAATCTGTACCCTTGCTAGTACTCTTTGGGTATGACTACAACCCAAAACCCAGAAATTACCCTGAAGTTCCCACAACCGATCATTGGTGACCGTAGCATTAAATACGTGTGGCGATCGCCAGTACTAGATCAGCGATACAGCGGCACTAATTCAATGGCAGGCGAGCAAGTAGAACTAGAGTTCACCCACGACCCAAAGCGCAAACAGTACACCGCCACTATGCGCTTGCTTTGGTGGCAGCCCGCAGCCGGTTTCACCGTCACTATTTGGGAACCATTCAACGTGCAGCAGTTCCCGTCTACAAGGTTTCACAACCAAGTAGGCGTTGCGCGTTTCAGTGAAAAGTCATTCAATCAGTTTCACACGGAAACGTTAGAACTCATTAGGGATCTAGTCCCCACTAGAGAATCGCTACTACTCGTGCTAATCAAAAAGGCTCAGTCGTTCCCGATTGAATGATTAACACCAAAGGATAATGTACTCCCCACATTATCCTTTGGTTAGGGGAATCCCAGCGCGCCCCCGCGCTGGGATTCCCGAGCTTCTTTCACTGAAGGATAATGTAAAGTCTCGAGCATCGAAGCCCCGCTGAAGGCGGTGAGCCGCGGGGCTTTGTCTGGCTTCTCGCGTCAAACTTTTTATTTGCGTCATCGGGGGCGTGTTCAGATAATGTGCATCTTTCAGCCATGAGCTCAGAATGATGTCATACCTGCTTGTACTATTTGACGGTGGCGGAAAGCCCCCGGGGTCAGGCTCGCCGCTAACACTAAAGGATAATGTAAGTGGCTCGCCCCCACACGGGAGCGAGCCTCAATACATACTCTAGGATAATGTAACAGCGAGACTCTCTAGGATTTCATTGCCGTCTTGTTCGTTTTCTGCGTAGTGGAGTTCGTAGTCGTTGTCGTTGTTCTTGTCTTTCCAAACAACCACTTTCCAATCCTTGATGAGACAGTCACGAGTAGACCCAGGAACGGTGCCATCGCACCAGTACTGATTCAGGTCAGCATGCAGTTCTATCTTCGCTTGTGAGCCTTCCCAGCGGTAGGGAATCTCGGTGTCAATGCAGCCGACAGGGATCCATTCTCTGTCGTTTTCTTTTTCCCACTCATCGGCTTCGGCGCAATCGTCGAAAACGGTGATCGTGTCATAGTTGATTTTTCTCATTACTTTCCTTTCGTTGGGTTGCTTGCAGCATACCTCGCTAGGTACAGATTGGCGATTAAATGACGCTAACCCGGAATTGCCGCGTAAAGTCAGCTTTCGAGGATGATCCGAAAGAGCCCCGGCAGGAACGGTCTCACGCGGGGCTTTGTCCGTGCTCCTGTTTTTTGCAAAATCTGGATCACTGTCGGGGGCGCGTTGCGATAATGCAAATTTACTGCGTTCCCCGAACGACTCAAAATTATTGACGGTGGCGGAAGGAACTTTCGTGATGTCACGTTCTTGAGGAAATGTTTTAATCATTTTTCCTTGACATCTTTTTACCGAAGGTTTCTCGTAAGTAATATGAAGACTTACTATTTTTCACACTGCCGTTCCCTACACCCACTCACACGCTCTCAGGTTTTAGACGAGCATGGAGTTCTCGTGAACTATCCGCAGGTAGTCGTATGCCCTGTCTGTGCATCATTTTGCTGGCTCTCGCACGCCTACGAAGCAGGGACAGACGATCCCGAACATCAGACAGACGACCCCGAACACTAAAGGATAATGTAAAACGACCCTAGTCTGTACCCGATAAGGTACAATATGAATAACCACTACACCCATGAAAGGGGCAACAATGGACATCAAAGAAATTGAGAATAACAATCCCGACGAACGCACTCTCAAAGTAGTAAAGTTTTGCGTTATCAACTCAGGGCGTAGTTCGTTCTATGCAGACCTACTCTCTAAGTTTGAGCGTTATGGTTCATTAACAATTCGCCAAATAGAAGCAGTAGAACGCTCTATGGCAAATGACCAAGTAAGAGTGTCAGCACCAAGCGACCCCGTGACCGTTACGGGAATGTACGAGACCCCCGAAGGTATTTACAGGGTCAAGCAGAGCCGTGAAACGGGCAACTTGTACGCTATGCGTTTTATCCCGACAGCATCAACAAAAAGTGAGCGCTTTGAGTACGAGCGTGGAAGTATTCAGAGATTAAGCGCAAGCGACAGAATGACCGTTGAGCGAGCCACCGCCTTAGGCGTAGAAATGTCTATGTGCTGTGTCTGTGGAGCAGACCTAACCGATGCAAAAAGTGTCGCTCGTGGTATCGGTCCAGTATGTGCAAAGCGAGTTTAACGAAACACGGCGACGACTAAAGTGCTTTTCTTACTAAAGGATAATGTAACCGCCTGCATTATCCTTTAGAAAGAGGTTTAACACTAAAGGATAATGTAAAGCGGGGGGCGAACCCCCCGCTAACACTAAAGGATAATGTAACTCGTTAATCTCTAGCGTCGTATGCCTGTATGGCTTCGACTAGATCGGACTCGGCGAAGTAGTAGCCTGTCTCGGCGTAGTATTCGCCGTGAGCGTTTTTCTCTACTCGCCATACAGCGTAGCCGTGAACCTCATCGGGGTCTGCTTTGCAGAACACAATGTATGATACACGGTTTGCGTAGAAGAATGAACGCTTCCAGAGTAGGAGCCTATGCCCCACTACGACGGGAGCCCCCAGCTCTAACTCTGTGACTCTTGAATGTGATTGTTGCATTACTTTTCCTTTCGCTTGACTACATTCACAACATACCACGACAGGGACAGATTAGCGATTAGATGACGCGAATGCGGTTGGAGCCCCGCTGAGCTCGCCCTCGGCCGGGGCTTTGATCAAACTAATAGAGCGAACGTGCCGAGAGACGTTCTCGGCACGTTCGCAAAGTTTGGCGCGACTCACTCAAAGTTCGCCCATTCGTCACGCTCTGCCCGTTCTGCCGCCCACTGGCGCTCCTGGCGAGCCTGAGCCCTATCTGCGTATTCGTCCCAGTGCTTTTCGCAACGAGGGAACATGATGAATTCCCCGTTCGTGCGATAGCGCACAGGCTGTGCGAGGGATAGTTCCACATCGCCTACGCACTCACCACTGCCAAAATCTAAGCAAGACAATTTTTCCACTTCGTACCCTCTCCGTATGTGCCGACCCGCTGCCGACATTCACAACGTACCACTACGGGGACAGGTTGGCGATTAAATGACCTTTATCGGGACGAAGCCCCGGCTGAAGCGGTGAGCAGCGGGGCTCTGTCCGTCGCCCCAAGCCAGACTCCAGCCAACTCATCGTCGGGGGCGCGTTGCGATAATGTCATCCGATTAAAGAAGTTTCTCACCATCTAGAGGGCTGTGACTTTGAGCGGAGTCACGTTGTCCCCTAATCTTTGACGGTGGCGGATAGCCCCACTACTAAAGGATAATGCAAATTGCTAATCTGTCCCCTATGAGGTACAGTAAGAATGTCACCAACGACACATATGAAAGGGAAATATGAAACCACTAGACATCTCCAAAAACATTGAGCAACAGATACACGATTTGCTCATTCGTGAGAATGAAGATAAGGCTTTTGAGTTAGCGAAGCCGTTGCTTTTTGGTGTAGAGACAGACGGCGATGAGGTTCATCTATTTGACCAAGTGACCGAAGCAGAGGACATCTACGATCTTCTCTCCAGCGATGGGGCGAGGTTCGCAGCGAAATGGTATGACTGTATCGTATTGGTAACTACTGGTTGGGCTTCACCATTGCCCGATAATTACGACGGCAACGATGAAGATTTGCCAGCACCCAGCAAGCATGAAGCACGTCGTCGTGTTCGCCTACTTGTCTGTGCATCTGCCGACTCAGTAACTAGCGTTGTCCGATTTCAGGACTTAAACGAGGTTGAGGTTATGGGCGGTGACGACTCAGGTCGTGGTCCCCTAGCCGATGCAGTTCAGTCGCTATTTAGTTAGCGGTTGTTACTAAAGGATAATGTAACCCTCTGCATTATCCTTTAGTTAGGGACTCTCAGTACCCACCAGTACTGAGAGTCCCCCCCCATTTTTTACTAAAGGATAATGTAAACGACTGCCCATCGAAGCCCCGCAAAAGTCGGCGAGATGCCGGGGCTCTGTCCGTCGTCGCTCAACCTCTCCAGTCGGGGGCGTGTTGGCATAATGTAAAGTATTGAGTATCTGTACCCTGTGCAGTACACTTATCTTGTTACCCACCTACTAGAAGTAACAAGGAGAAAAAATGACAACCAAGTCAATGAACGTAAAAGTAAGTACAGCCAAACTCATCAAAGCACTAGAGGTTGCTCTTGCGAAGCGAGAGAAGGAAGTAGCAGACTACAAGAAAGCAAGAGAAGCCTACGAAAAGGAACACGAAGCCTTTGAGAAGTCTCTTGTTAAACTTGTCGGCACGAGCAAACTTACCTTTAAGTCATCACGAGTGCAGGACTCGTGGAGAGACGAAATGAGAGAAGTAACCCTTACCTTCAACCTCTCGCCAAGCGTAAAACTGCCAGAGTCACCAGAACACATTGGTCACTACCACGCTAACCAGATTGAGGAAATCAAAAATGCGATTTCCATTCTCAAAATGACAGACGACGAGTTCGTCGGCACAAGCACCTACAAGGGTGTGGCTCAGTACCTGTAAACGATTGAGTTCCTAGTGGGGGGGTGGGCGAAAGCCTGCCCCCCCATTTTGCATTATCCTTTAGTTTTTGGAAACCAAAAAAAGCCTGCCACGCCGAACAACGGCAATAGCATTACGGGCTTCGTCTAGCAAACTATCTGCTGCGGAAATGAGGTCAAGTACTTTATTCAATTTCTCAGTGAATACCATAGCCCATAATCTACATCATTCTTACTAAAGGATAATGTAAGTGGCTCGCTCGTTCTCACTAAAGGATAATGTAAAGTGGCTTGCTCTCCCGACGAGAGCAAGCCACCGACTATCCAGGATAGTGCGATTAATCGCAATGGCACACGGGTTCATCATGCACAATGCAATTCAGAAACCGCACATAGGCGATAGCGCAATTCCTAGAACTAGCGAACCACGGGAAATGTGGGTCTGCATGGTCGAGAACGGTGACTAACTCGCCAGTCTCCATGTGCTTGATTGACCAGCCGACACGAGCGAAGTCAGGTGAAACTATTTCTATTTCGCATACTTCATAGTGTGGATATGGGTTCTGTTTTTTTGCCATGCACAACAATACCCAACAAGGTACAGATTAGCGATTAGATGACACTAATCTGATAAGAGCCCCGCCGAACACGGGTCGAGGCCGGGGCTCACACCGCCACGCAGGCTCTCATGGTCGGGGGCGTGTTGGGATAATGCAGATTTCACGATTTCCAAACAATTAAACATTTGCTGAACATTTTTGCTGAACCTTGTAGTAATTGACGGTGGCGGAAAGGGCTATCAGGGGCGGATTGAGATAATGCAAAAAAGATTGTCAAGAGTATTGCAAATCTGTTCCCCGTCTTGTAAGGTTATGGGGTAACCCATAACCAACAAGAACAGAGGTACTAGAAATGACTACACATTCAGAAGTTAGCCAAGCAACCGAAGCCTTCCTAAAGGCTGTTACCGCTAAAGAACAAGCAGAAATCGCATACGACGAGGCTCGTGAGTTGTTGTTAGAGACTTACGCAGTGTCGGGCATTGACAGCCACACATTCGCAGAACTCACTGTCTCTGTGTCGCCATCACCACGACGCTCGTGGTCGCTTGATAAACTCAAAGAGGCAGTTTCTCCTGCTCTTTTCCGTCGTGTGACGAAGCCAGCGATTGACACCAAAGCATGGGACAGCGCAATCGCAAAGGGCGAGATCCCAGCGAAGGTAATCAAAACCGTCGTGGAAACGACAGACACGGTGCGTGTTCTTGTCAAGCCTGCCAAAGGCGCAATGAAGCCAGCCGACGTAAAGCCAGCCAAAAAAGTAAAGGCTTCCTAGTTAGTTGGGGGTGGGTTAAAACCTGCCCCCACTACTAAAGGATAATGTAAAACGCTAGTCTGTCCCTAGCGTGGTACAGTAATGATATGGCAAATCCGCCATTACCGTAAAGGGGTATAGAAATGAAGGTCATAGAAGTAACAGCGCAAAAGGGTGGAGTCGGGACAACGACCGTCGCCTGTTCCATTGCATTGGCATTGGGTAAGAAATCTCCTGAGCGAGTTCTCTTACTTGACCCATCAAAGAACGACGATTGCACAGCGTTGCTCGGTCTAACCGTAAATACGTTCCGAGAGAATGAAGGACATTACGGCATCACCGTCAAGGGCGTAACGCCTAATGAATTAAACGGTATGTTAAGCATTGGCGATTACGATTTCGTAGTCATTGACGCTGGAATGGAAATGACCCGTCAATATGGATTTGGGTTACCCGACCTACGTGTCCAAGTAGTTCGCAACGAGTACCTGAGCATTAGGGCAGCGTCAATAGCGTTCCCAATGATCCCACCCGATCACCTCTACGACGCTTGCGTGGTCTTGTATCAGAAAGCCAACGCACTGACCGTCAAAGACGTTGCAACGGTTTTGCGAAACGTGCCTACCGTCTTTGAGATTAGAACCGATGTTGCTCGCAGTATTGACGCAGGAATATACGGAAGCCGAGACGAGCATTGGGGCGAGTGGACAACCGACTTCATAGAGACCCACCTCGCTGAAGTGATGAAATAATCTCGCCTAGTTGGTGGGGTCGTCGTTATGGCGATCCCACCAATTACTAAAGGATAATGTAAATAAGTTAAACAGAGACCGAAAGGGGTCAGAAATGGTAAAGGCATTACTACTTAAAACGACAGGCGAGGTCTTGCCGTTAGAACTAGAGAAAGATAATGAATACCCGACTATACGTGACGCTGTAGGTGGCTACATTGACACAGTGACTCATAAAGACGTTGATGATTTGGTCGGCTACGTTCACGATGAAGGCTTGCTCATCGGGCTTCCAGCAAACGTAATGGCTTCCATTATGTTTAGTCGCCCACTGGTTGGTGATGTTGTTCTCGTCGGTGGACTCAATGCTAAGGGCTACTACGACGGAGAGAGTTACGACGTTCCCGAAAAATATCTAGCACCTGAGTTTGCTTCTATCTCTGCCCACCTCGCACTGTCCGAGATCATGACAGAGATTATCAAAGAGGAAGCAGAGAAGGCGCTGAACTCTAGCCCTACCGTTGTCTCACTGTCCAGTGATGAAATGTACTCATGGCTAACCACTGGAGAGATCCCCAGCGGTGAACCTACCGACGACTAGCCCGCCGATTACCAAAGGATAATGTAACCCTCTACATTATCCTTTGGTATAGGTTCTCATGCGCTCGTTGCTGAAGGATAATGTAACGCACTCATCACTAAAGGATAATGTAAGCGATTGGCGGTATGAGCCCCGCCGAAGTCGGGTCGACGCCGGGGCTTAGGTCGGCGGCCACCTCATTGCTCGGGGGCAGATACATGCGGGGTCGTATTGAGATAATGTTATTTAATTATTTGCAAAATATTTTACTTTTTTGAGCTCGGTAACAATTGACGGTGGCGGAAGAGTTGCTTATGTGTAACAGCACTGGTATATTTTAATTACCTACTAGAAAAGAAAAGAGAAAAAATGAAAAAGTTTATTGTTTCAGTTAGTGAAGACATCTCACACTCTTATGAAGTTGAGGCAGAAGACAAAGAGTCCGCACTAGAGGCTTACTACAAACTCACAGACGACGAACTGAAGTCCAAAGACCTAGACGGAAGTCACAACTGGGATATTCCCTGGGATGTATCTGAAAGCGAGGGAGTGTAATGGGGACTAGAAGCATCATTGCAAAGCAAGATGGAGACTCGTGGAAGGGGCGCTATGCCCATTGGGATGGGTATCCAGCACATCAAGGCAAGAGCATTTGGGAAATTGTACAACGTGACGGCTACGATAAAGCAGTGAAAACTCTCGTAGACGACCACTTCTACTGGTCTACTCTCAAGCCGTGGCAGCCAAACGAGGAGCCAGAGGAATCTCGCTGGGAAGTTGTAGAAGGCTATGGTATTGCTGGCAACGAGGAACAAGGCAACCCTAATGAATGGTATACGCCTGCAAATTATCAAGATTCGTGGTGCGATTACGTCTACATCATCAGCAAGGGTGGACTAATGGTCCTTCACGTCTATAACGACATCATCAACTTCTTCACGTGGAATGAGCCAGAGCCAAATTGGATCAAGGTTCAAGACGAACCAGAAGTAAGAAGGGTTAGGTGACATGAACGAGAAAGACAACACGAATCCATTTGCTCTGATTTGGAGCACTATCATCTTATTCTTTTCCTTCATTAGCGGCATCGCTCGTCGGGAAATACTCGTTGGGGCTCACTGCCTGTTACTGAAGGATAATGTAACCGCCACCGAATATGTCTCTATTTCGCGGTTTGGCACGGAAGAGGGTTTTGATTCGCACGGAGTGTCACGAGATGAGATTGCCTACACCGTTCCAAGTTTTTGGACAATAGTCCATCGCATGTGGTCTGCTCCCGTAGATGGTGTCGAGATCGTAGACGCTCGTCTAGCTCATGCAATTCCTATCTAAAGGATAATGTAACTTTTGCCGGAATAAGCCCCGCTACGGCAGGGAGGGCCGCGGGGCTTCAACCTGCTCGCCGCGCTTTTGTCGAATGGGGGCGTATTTAGGTAATGTCGCTGCGGGGGCGTGTTGGGATAATGCGCCAAGTTTTACACTCGCTATTCCCCTATTGGCTTTTGACGGTGGCGGAAAGGGTTGTGATTGAGAACCTGTGTAGGTACAGTTCCACCTGCGGTACTCAAAGAAAGGAAAACAATTATGACTACACGCAATACCAAAACAATAGTAGAAAAGATTTTTCCAGCAAGACTAAAAGAAGAGCGATCACTTCGGGGATTATCTCAGGGCGAACTTGCCGAACTAGCAGGTCTTGATAGGAAAACAATTAACAGAATAGAGAACGAACATTACTCGCCAAGTTTGGAAAGTTTTATTTCACTCTGTCACGCTCTCAATTTGGAGCCCAATGTCATGCTGGCAAATTAATCGGTTACTAAAGGATAATGTAAAGTCGCTTATCTGTACCATTGCTGATACACTAAAAACAACCCACTACGAAAGGAGAATCAAATGTGCAGTTGCGAAGATAGACCATGTTGCGGTCACCCAGCAGAAGAACGTGCTGACGACGCTTATTGGGCAGAAAAATTATACAGTCAGAATCCAGATTATGCCGATTACGAAGATTACGAAGAAGAATAGAAATAAGAGACTTAATACAACCTACTAAACAAGGAGAATAAAATGGACATTCAACCAACGGTACTAGATATGCAGACTATGTGCGAAGAATTCATGCATAGGTCTATCTTCGCAAAAACAGAAATGTGCAAAGAAGAAGCAATGCAGGACAACCCGTCTGTCATGATGATTGGTTTTGTTAGCACAGAGGAAAGCGATGAAGCCTTTGACGAGGCTATGGAATTTCAGCACGAGAACGACACAAGCAAGCCCTACAAGGTTGCTGTACTCCCGCTTATTCATCGTGATGACATTTACGATTGCATTGGAGACATAGTAAAGCATTTGCCTGCTAAGGAATTTTCATTTATTGCAATTATTGCAGAGGGTTATACTAGCCCTGCCGAGAATTCAATCGTTGCTGGACAGATACAGGGGGGCGGTCTTGAAAAAGATTTTCGGGAAAACCCATTTAGTGAAGTGAGAGAGACACTAATGGTCACTGCCGTTGATTGGGAATGTCGTAATCTCTACACGGTAATCGCTCCATACAAGTATGACGATTTTGGTGTTCCTGTATTTGACGAGGGAATTTCCACAATGAGTGAGTTGCTGGGATTTGAGAATTACGGAGCAAAAGAATTAGAGGAAATTGAAATGGGAAAACTTGCCCAAACCATAATTTCATTTGTCATGTTCACTCGTTTTGCCACCGTCGCTCGTGGATACACAAGCAAATTACGTGATGCACCAAAGCGCAAAAAAGAAAAAAACGGCGAATAAGCAATGACTGAGCGTGATATCCCACGATGGATTGAGCGTTCATGTGCCATAGTTGATACTGCTCTCGCGGAATGTGCGAACCGCGAGACAGTATCAGCAACGGTAATAATGGACATATTATTAGACTTACGAATACTACTAACGACAGCAAGCCAAACGGAAAGTGACACTAAAGGATAATGCAAACGACCATCACCCCCGAACTCGTATTGGAAGTCCATAAAGGCTTATGGCAAAAACTTGTAAAAAAATATAAAGATGCATTTTCAGTTCCGAAAGATGAAAGCACTCGTGCCACCGAGACCGTTCGTGGAATGGACGTATTGCTCATTTGGCAGCGTGAAGGAAGCACCCGTCACCCATTGCATTTCCTACGCACCTACGGCGTTCCCGACGACATCGCAAAATATATAGTAGATGGATTCACTGGACATTCTGTCAGTGATGAGAGCGAGAAGCCCGAGAAGCGACGAGACAAGTGGTCAGCTTTTGAGCAGTTTGCACAAGACCATGTAGGAGAGCAGTTCTCCATAGACCAACTTGTTGAGGTCGCTGGGTTCTCGTATCAGACAACCTTAGGGTACATCAAGGAGTCTCTCCACTATAAGAAGATAAAGAATGGTCTCTACGAAGCAACTTGCCCACCAGAGCGTGAGTGATGATTCGGCTCTACATTATCCTTTACAACGGCCGTCTTGTTACTAAAGGATAATGTAAATTCGCTTACTAAAGGATAATGCAACATCCATAAATCGAGCTCAGTGTAAGCCCCGCTACGCGTGCAGAGCCCGGGGCTCCAACCCGCACACGCAAGCAACATCAATTCGTCTCTGTCGGGGGCATGCTGGGATAATGTAAGAAAAATAATTTGCAAAAAAATTATGTGGTTCTCTCTCACTGTTCCTCACGGGTAGAGATTGACGGTGGGGGAAAGGGTCGCCGTTACTAAAGGATGATGTAAGAACTGCTTTCACTCACACTCAATTTAATTAACAGTCTGTCCCTGCCATGTTAATCTGACTAAGTAATCCATCCCAACTACTAGAGGAGACTAGACAATGGTTACAACCACAGACAACACACTACCCGAATGCTGGAAAGCATTTAACGAATGCCTAGAGGCAGGAATTGACAGAATAATTCTTTTCGGACCAAGCGGTATCGGAAAGACTTATGCAGGAATGAGCATGGGCAATGTAGAAGCAGGAGCATTTCGTCTTGTTTGCACAGAGGACATGACGAACATGGACGTTACTGGTGGATTCATGCCTTCTAAGCATGGTGGCTTCCAGTGGCTTGATGGTTCTGCTCTCAAAGCATGGAAAGGCAACGGCGTTAATGGCGGTCGCTTGATCGTTGACGAAATTGACAAGGCAGGTGGCGACGTTTTCGCAACGCTTCTCGCCATGCTTGACTCACCTGAATCAGCATCATTTGAGCATCCCGAAACTGGCGATGTACTCAAACCGTCTGAAGGATTCTCAGCGATCATGACAACGAACATTGAGAATATGGGAGAACTCCCAACAGCGTTGGCAGACCGTTTCCCAATTCGTATCCGTATTGACGCTCCGCACCCAACTGCTCTACTTCGTCTTTCGTCTGACTTGCGTAAATACGCAGTTCGCATGGCTGACGCTGGCGACGACAGAATCTCTTTGCGAGCATTTCTTGCTCTCGACAAATTGCGCAAATCTGTCGGCATGGAACGTGCGTGTGAACTCACATTCGGTCGTCGTGCAAAGCAAATCCTTGACGCATTTTCAGTGGACGGAGTTTCCTGATGACAACCCTTAACTCAACAAAAAGTAGCGGTGGCAAACCGTTCCCACACTCCAGCGATTCCGTGAGTGTGGGAACGGCGAAAGCCGAACCTACGATAATTGGCAGAAAAGATATTGCTCACGAAGTTTGGCAAGTTGAGGATTGTCGTGCTATTTCGGGAGAACCAAGAACAGATATTGGCAACAGAGTTATGTACGCTCCATTTGCTGATGACGACTACAGTCGTGCTGTTCGGGCTCACGAACTAATGCACAGCAAAATCTCACCGACCCCTGAGCAGTTTAGTAACTTCATTTCTCGTGGCATTGCTTCAGAGCAGGCCATGAGAGTTGTTGAGGAACTTCGTGTGAACTTCCTATGTGAATCTGTCGGCATTCCAGTCAAGGAATCACTAATCAATGGCTCTGAACTAGCAACAGGAGAACGTCTTTCCAAGACGGGAGATTGGGCAGGAGCAGTTGCCATGACTATCGCAGCGACTAACACGAATGGGCTAAAGCCTTTCCTTAATGGTGTTCGCAGGCATAATCGTCATTGGGGAGATTCTCTACTGGCGATAAGCAAGAAAGCATTAAAGGAAATGAAAAAATCCAGCAAATACACGAGTCTTGGCGATACTCGTGAACATGGTGGATTAGAGCCTGTTGGTTTTGCTCAGACCGAACGAATTGCGGAATGGGTTGACAGGATTGCTTCTTTCCCACCACCACCCCCACCACCACCAGCCCCAAAGGGTGTTCCTAGCAGTGGCTCGTTACCAAAGGATGATGTAGAGAAGAAGTCAGGCATTGGGAATAAGGGTGACTACACGGAAGCCAAGAAAGACGGAAACCCTCTCGGTAACATTTCTCCAGTTAGTGCTGGTGGAGTCCCATCGTGGGCAGAGTTACGAGTAGAGCGTGTGCCATTACCAAAAATGCTGAAAGGCACTATCGGTAAAAAGCGCATTGCTACAAATATGGGTCGTCGCCCCCGTCGTATGCACCGACTACTCACAGACCCAGCAATGAGGGTTTTTGACAAAAAGATAAAGGGCAGCGGTGGCATGGTAATCATTGATGGAAGTGGCTCCATGTCATTCACTGAAGAACAGATAGAAAAAATTATCAGTTACGCACCTGGCTGTACTGTTGCTATTTACAGCGACAGGAACAATGACAAGGGTTCTAACTTATGGGTTGTTGCTGACAAAGGCAAAATGGTGGAATCACTATCAGGCATTGACTATGGCTATGGCAATGGAGTTGACTACCCAGCAATAGTTTGGGGAGTAGAAAATCAAAAACACAAAACTTCTCCGTTGGTGTGGATCACGGATGGTGGAGTTTGCGGAAAAAACGATGGCTTCCATGAACTACTTTCCATGCAGTGTCTAACATACGCCAATAAGCATAACTATATTATCGTGCCTCACATTGAGGAAGCGTTAATCCAGTTGTCAAAGTTGGCGAATGGTGGCAAAGCCCAAACTGTTTATCCTTATCAGTTTAAGCAAACATGGAAAGCGCACATGGGTAATTTACCTATGCCGTAAACCTCTCCAGCAGTTGGTAGGGGGAGTTACATTATCCTTTAGTAATGTGACTTCCCCTAACACTGTTAGTGTTCATAAATAAAGTTTTGCTCTACAGGTAGCAGAATCGTTTACTCAAGGATAATGTAATAGGTGAATCTTTTGCTTAAAAACAATACTCAGGATAATGTAAATTACTAGAAAGGCTCACTATGCCCAGCAATGAAATAACACTTGGTACTGAACTTGCTGACAAATTATTTCTCGTTTGTCTCTCTATGACTCACTTCGCCAAAAGCGTATGCGATGATCTAATTAACGACTCATACACGCCAGCACAGGCACAGAGAGATCTAGACACTCTCAACAGTTACGAGATTCCCGATATTCGTGAAGTGTTAAAGCAGATAATCGCTCTTAATGAAAAGGTAATGCAATGAACTTACTGACATTCTTGCTTCTCGCCAGTTTTGCATTTTTTGTTGCGCTGGTTGCTCGTGCGCTACTTGTTGCCACCGAACCGATCTATCGCTCCGAAAACTGCTCTATCAATAGCGCGAAGCGTCACAGAAATAGAAGATATGGCAAAGACTTCCAGCACCGACAACTGCCACTGGACTACGCCTGCCGTGTGGAGTACACGCGCAAGAGCCGAGCCGAGCAAGCTCACAACAACCACAAGTAGAACGAACCCGATGATTCCTGCCGCCATGCTGTTTGGAGCCCCGCTGGGTTTAACAGCCCGGGGCTCTTTCCTGGAGCTGCCGAAGTTGTCTTTTGATGACCATTCGTTCGGAAATTTTCTACTTGTTACCATCGCGTCGCCCTGCCTTATTAATTCAATAACAACAAACTGTTTCTCGTGGGAACTAATTGACGGTGGTGGAAGAGCCTGCTTGAGAACGTTTGATTATCTGATGAACACGCTGACGCGAAAGATCAAACTCATCTGCGATCTCTCGAAGTGAAGCTCCGCTAGATCTCATTGAATAAATCTGAATATTTCTTTCATCGTCTGTAGCTGGTCCTGGCTGGAAAGGGCCCCACTGCCAATGATTAATTTCTTCCATTTTTTTTACTCGATCCAGAGGAAGAAGATTTTTACGATATCTCTGTCGAATATATCCAACCCATGCACCAAGAGATATTTCATTTTCTTTATATTTTTCAATATGAATTGCTGGAACTTTTGAATTTCCTTCTCGCGAAATGTATTCGCCAAGTGCCCCTAGATAAGTATTAAATTTTGTGTTGTTGTCCATGCTGTAAATGTTAATCGAACATATGTTCGTCGCGCTTGTATGTCTGGTTCATATTTTGAAAAAATTACATTATCTTTTACATAGAATAATTTTAAATGCAGTTGACATAATCAACGGTGGTGGATAGAGTGTGTAGACCAGATCAAAGGAGAAACATGATCAAACAGCTACCGATAGAATCATGGACGCCAGAAGATGATGGAACCATTATCTGCTTCGAATGTGAAGCCAGCTTCGATAAGGCAGATATCTATGGGGACCAACGTTGGAGCGATCCCCTCTGTCTCGATTGTTACGAAACAAAAAAATACGAAAGGTAATCATGGACATCAACGAAGAACCATGGATGCTGGGCGACTACATCGACCCGAAGTCACAGGCGCGCATAAATTTAATTATGTATTCTTTGCCTTTTGACCCTATTTCTATTCTTAGAGAATCTCATGAGTCCACAACACTCGAAGAGCTCGACGCTGTTAATTCTACTAATTCTCGTAAATTTATCCAGACATGTTCAGAAGACATCCTCCACCTAATCTCCTCCTATTGCATGGAAGACCCAAGATTGTGGGACATCTACTGGGAGGTCATCTACGACGCTGCAGTAGAAATTGAACAAAAAACCATTACCGCCAACGAAAAGGAGATCGACAATGATCAACTGGGATTCTAAGAAAAAATGGATAGAGCTAGGCTTCGATGACGAAAATCAAAACAAAGATAAAATATTTAAAAATCTAAAAGAATCTTTACTTGGGGCCAAGATAAACGAAGATATCGCAGCACTGGTTGCTCAAGAAATGCTAGACAGCTCCGGCCCTGCTCAAAATACCGTATTTATCTTCACGGAAGATGACATTGTTGTTACGGCCATCCACGTGCCTTTCGAAGCTCTGGGCTCAGACGGCCCGGTCCTGGCCAGAGGAGCTAATGATAAATCAATAATTGCATGTTTTTCAAAAGACAAGATCATGGCAATGCTGGACAAGCTCGACAGCGACGACAGCGACGACCCGGCAGAAGATAGGTGGATCAAAATGCTTGACGAGCTAGCAGATCTGGTTAGATTTGAGATAAGGGTGAACCCACCAGAGACGTGGGAAAAACTATTAGATGGAGACCTATAGATGTCATTGACGGTGGTAGAAGACCAAGATCCAGGCACTCATTTATTCTGGGAAGATGCAGCTAACGCGTGCGTGTGGGAAATATTCGGAAAATGCAACCAAATTGCCGGGCACCTGGATCAATTTGAAAAAAACAGTAAAAATCTGTTTCCAGTTCCATTCTCTGGCCAGGCAGCTCCAGATAGTTTAAACATAATTACAGAATGTATTAAATTGATCGATAATCAATTCGAAGGAATGATTAATTCTTTTAACTGGTTCGATTCAGATAACGCTTATTGGGTTGAAGAATGGAAAATTTTAGGATCGATTGCTGCTGCGGCTGGTATAAATCGTGGAATTTTTAACTCACTTCCTCCGGCGGAACCAGAAGCTCCCGCTGCAGGCAACAAAAAAACAAAAAATTCAACCGATCATGCCGTAGGCGTCTTCATGTCCTGCGCATCAATTGCCCAGACTCTCGCCGAAAAACAGCACGACTATGGGCACGACAACATTGCTCGATTCGGAAGACAGGGTCTACTAGTCAGGGTTCATGACAAAATAGCGCGCTTGAAGAATCTCTCGATTAACTCTTCCGGCGAGGCCAGAAATGAACCGATCGCTGATACTTACATGGACATTATAGGATACTGTGCAATAGGCATGATGTGGGAACGAGACTGGTTCATGCTTAAACTTAGTTCGGACTTTAGAAAAGGAATCAAATAATGAAAAAATTAGACTTATCAGAAGCTGGAGCTTTAGGATTAATCAAAATATCCACCAAGGCCGCTGCCCTATTGGCGGTTATGTCATTTTTGTTCGGATCCATATTCTGGGCTGCAGTTGATATTTTTGCTCTTTATTCAGAAAACCAGTTTACCGGACGTATGCGATCGTTCGATATTGAATATTGGGATTCGATTAAAGGAACAGCTTTTGTTCTTTTAACTGCATCATTAGCAAACGTTATTGGCTCCCGCGCGACATCAATGATCACAGGCGAGAAGAAAGGGAAGTAAAAGTGGCAGAGCTTATACTTTTTTCAGTAGTCGGCGTCGCGCTTGGCATCTGCAGTGAAAGATTGTTTTATTCAATTAAGTCGCGCTACGCAGCCGCTAAAGACAAAGCTGAATTCAAAAAAGAAGTTATCGAATCCTGGTCATACATGGAGGACCCCTCTGGGATGGACAAAGATCTAAGTGATTTATTGAATCAAGAAAATTTAAAAAATCAGCAAAAATCGATCGATAGCCATCCGGCCAAAAATGTAAATCTCGAATACAGCCATCTGTCCGGCTACCTGGAAGACCGGGCAAAAAAGACAGACAAGAAAAACAAGAGGAACAAGGCCAGCGAAGTAGACGAAATCT